GTATTGCTTCCAGCAACATCAAATAATTTTGCGTAATCATATCCGCAATTATTTATCGAAATCCTATTAGAAGTTGGTAATAACGATACTATGAAATTATAACTAGTATTTTTACAATACAATCTAGAGAAATCTATATCAGTATTACTACCTGTTAAGGAAATCAACTCCCGACTTTTGAAATTCAAGTCATCAGGATCATCTATCATTCCGATACATCGGAATTTTACTCTAAAACAATCCGTAAAATTAAAAATCCTATATGTAGAAGGACCTAATATCTTCCATCCTCTAATAACTATGTCTTTAGCGTTTTCCATAAGTAGCGCATTGTATACGCCCGTAGGATTAGCATAATCTTGTTCTGATGCTGCAATAATATTTTCTACAGTTACGTCATTGCAATCTAAAATTCCTAATACTTTAGCGGCGTTATGTATGTAAGCGCTAATTCCAACACAATTCTCAAAACTAATATTTTCACACCTTCTAACGTAATAACAATATAAAGTATAGGCCGAACCATAAGCACTTCCGCCAATTATAGATATACAATTCTTTATTAATACGTTTGCCGCCGTAGTAGCGCCTAAATAGGAATTAGTAGCATATGCTTGAACAACTAAGCAATCATTTACGTCGGCCCCTAACATACAATCTGAAAGATTTAAAGCATTAGCGCCAACAGCTACCGCAAAAGGATCACATATTAAAACGCAATTATTAAAAATTTGTTTTGATACACAACTGGAGGAACCTATTGCTACGGAAGCACCTACATAATCAGCATAATAATATTTTCCATTCGCAGTACCTAAATAAGAACTTCCTACGTTACAAACACTTAAATCGACCTTGCCGGCTCCCGCCATTACTATTTCATATCTATTGTTTTCGGAATTAGAGCCGTCTTGATAAGTATCCCCGCTAGAATAATTTGATAAATCAGAAGTTGAAAAGTGTACATTCGGGACTTTTATGTCGCAACCACTAGGCGGTACAAAACCGCCACCAACACTTGATCCCATAGTTAAAGTATTGGATTGATACGTTTGTTCGAATACAAAGCCTGCTAAATGATGATTAAACGTACTTATATAACTAGAGCCATTCGCAACAGCATTAGCAAATTCTTGGTAAACTCCGGATTCTTTAATATCCCCGCTTGCATTTGCAACTTGTGCCGTCCACGTTATTTGATAATCAGGACCATCATTATCAATTATTTTTCTTATTTCTATTGCGTCGTTATCTATCAAACTTCCAGTTAAAAATTTAACTACAACATAAGTAGATTGTACTTCAACAATTCTACCCATCACCAGATCATCAGAAGTTTTATATAGCCAATCGTCTACTTCTGGTGTAACTCCGGAATCATTATCGAAATCAATTCTCCTGCCGGTTTCAACCCATATAGCAGGTATTAAATCTTCAAGAGTTCCTCCCCAATAAGAAGATAGGCCGAGTGCTTGGCTATTAGAACCATCAGTAGTTCCGATAGAATACCAATCTCCATCAACTTCCAATGTCCCTTTTGCGTATATATTGATTTCTTCTAAATACTCGCCACAGAAATTAATCAAATTCCCAGAGATTATATTTTTACCATCTATTAATAATTTTCCATCGTTAACATTTATTTGTCCTATTAACACGCTTGGTGTTTGCGTACATGTTACAATCGCCCCGTTACTTATGGTTAGATTGTCTCCGTCCGTCATAGGACCGGCAGCGATAGCTGCTTCTAAAGTCATATTTGTTGTGGCAGTATAATTGGCCATAATTACACATCCGAAGTACGTATAATAGTAATTGAACCGCCTGAAGTTCCTAATGTTGCTGTAGATTCGAACGGTTTGATGGGGGTACCCCCTCCGTCTCTTGCTTTGATAATCAAGCTTCTATCACTTTGATAAACTCCTGTAAATGATAATGATGTTGAGTCTGCCAATTTATCTATATAAGATATCCACACGTCAGCTCCGTTAGAACAAATTGGAACTCCTGAACAACCAGTGAAAGAAGAACCAGACCAACCGGTATAAGTTACCCTAGAATAAGTTGAACCATTCCAAACTCTAAAAGTTCCTGTAGTGGGAGTATCACCGGGAATAGATTCTTGTACAATAAACGTATTTTCTCCGCCCGAATAAGCTCCGCTTGCGGACAATTGATCCTCTTCTATCACTCCGCCAGATTCCGGACCTACTAAAACGTAATCCTCGCCAGAAACTAAACCTAGTACGTAGAATGTAACATTATTAGGAGGCGTTCTCTGTGTATCAGTTAAATCTGTAAGTCGATCAGAAGAAGAAAGGTCAGCCGCTTCTACGCCAAGACCATACGGTCCTATTATTGCTGTTCCTGTCGATTGTATTCCTGAAGGGCCTGCTATTGATATTGATCTTTCCGTTACCGTAGTATCAACATCACACGTAGCTGACGAGTCGGTACCGGTAATTGTTACGCCATCGGTAGGCGCTACCCCCGTAAGTATCTGTATCCACATCTTCGTAGGCGCCGTAGGGCTGTTTATCGCAAGCATTTGTCCGGTTCCCGTAGACCAAGACACAAGTTCTATTGCGTTGAAAGTTCCGCTGGGATTATCAACGTCTATTTCGTGGGTTATTCCGCGAAATAAATCACCATCCAATCCGTACACAGTAGAACTAGTTCCCCTTCTGGTTAGCCATTTTATTCGTTCGTACAAATCATTTATGGATTGCGTATCCCTATTCCATTCGGAATAATAATACTCATCGGAACTGTCTCCGTTAACATCTATAGCGCGATAACCTTCGGTATTAGTTATATTAGTCCAACCAGACACCGTACCTTCCGCTGTTTGATTATTTAAATCACTAGTATGAGTGAGCGCTAAAACATTAACTCCTCTACTTGTTCCGTTTATCTTGAATTCGCCATAAGTATAATTGAATTCACGATTCATCCCTATTAGGCGTCTTCCGTCTATATCTGTTCCGCTACTTCTAACTTGTAACATAAATTGGTGAGATATTCCGGACGCTACATCTCTATTTAAGCCTTTTGTGCTTTCTCCGTTTGGTACGGAATTCCAAAAGTCGTTAGCAAAAATAGCACCATTTTGCATTATTTCTATATGTATTCCTTCTGTGCCGTAATTTGCTATTCCATCCCATATATCATCTCCGTCATTTTGAATTATTGAGCCGCCGTAAAGATGTTCTGATGCCTCCTGGTCTATGTTGTAACCATTAGCAAGAGTTATAATTGTGTCGTATTGTTTATCAGACGGCGGAGGCTTGGTTATATCTAATAGATCATCGCCTGTTGACGATGCATCGTCCGCTAAATCTTGTAACCATCGGTGGAATTCTAATACGGTGTAATATCCAGCTCCTGATGCTTCATGAGCAGCACCTTCGTATCTAATGTTTTTACTTGAATCAATAGAAAAATCATCACCAATTGCCATATCCAAGCTCCTATCATTTGACGATATTCGTCTATAAAATTATATATCTGTTTCATTTGACGCCAAAATTATCCTAGAAGCAGGTTGGCGTTTATATTGCGTGATAGATAAATTTGTTTCTCCGGCCTTACAAAATAATTTTTCTCCGATTATTATTTTGTTATCGTCAATTTTGTGTGCTTTCCCTACGCCGAATTTTACATCATCCATACGAGGTCTAACTAACGTACAGTGGCTAGTATAGGTAAAATATCCATCTTCAAGTTCCCCGCATTTTGGACATATCAATTTGGATATCCGTTTACACTTTTCGTTAACGCACCTATATTTGCGTTTATAATTGTGTAACAAAGTGATACCAGTTATTATTTTTTGGAATTGTTTATCTTCCAATAAACGAATGATTTTAGCTGCTTGATCGCTATCATCTAAATCAAAATTAAACGAATCGCCATATTTTGTATTTATTCTTATCAATTGAAATCCTTATTGGCTAAAACCAAGCAAGGCAAAAGCGAACTAAAATTGTATACTTACTTTCCCTTTTCGTCAAATTTCTTTTCGTTTTTAACATCCTCTTTGGGACTATTTTTCTTTGACGTTATAACGGGATTATGTGTTGATGAGTCGCTTTTGTTATTATGGGATTTAACGATATTTTTTCGAGCAGGCGTCTTACTAACGTCCGAAGGTAGCACTACAAGTTGTTTAAAAAAATCTTTGTGGTGTTTCTCTATCCAATTGTATTCGTCTGATGTTATTGTTTTTACGACTCCTGGAACAAAGTATAAAGCGCCTGGTTGAGAGCGCTCTACGCCATCACCGAATTCAATTTGACGAGGGTGTATATTTTTACGAACTTGTATTTTCACTAACGACATTTTACCCTCCATTTTCTATAAGGAACATTTATGATTGATTGGTGGCGTCTATTATTCTAGCCATCAATTCTTTCTTTGTCCCTTCGATATCTAATTCCAAATCGTTGGCAAGGGATTTCAATTGTGATTTCTTGAAATCTTTGAGCATCCCTTCTGTATAACCGGTATCTTCCTCCTCTTCGTCTTCTTCTTCATATTCTTCGTCGTCTTCTTCATATTCTTCGTCGTCTTCACGCTCTTCGCATTCTTCGTCTTCGTAGTGCTCTTCCTCTGCTTCGTTTTCTTCCGACTTTACAACGTCGTCATTAACTTTCGTTTTGGATTTTGATTTCACTTTTTTAATTACTTCTTTTACGACTTTTTCTTTTGTTTCCGAATCTAATAATACAACATCAAAACCGTATTGGTTTTGGTAATATTGTATTTCTGACGGATTAGTAAGGATTTGAGGACTTCCTTTACGGAATTTCCTCCAGTGGCTGTTGTGCGTGAAACTTCCTATCAGTTCCACTCTTGCTTTTATTGTCATTTTTGCCTCCAATTAATGACTAGAGTTAAAGATTAGAATTGGGAGTTTTCTCCCAATTCTAACAAGGTTGTGGAATTAAACGCCTTGGCCTACGTTACGAGTCTTCACCGCTGCCGTTAATTCTTCAATTTGCACCGCAACTTTCAAGGTTATAGCGTATTGGTTGACGCCCTTAAAGATGTCACGGTCTTTTTCGATTCTAACGTCTCTTCCGATTCCTACGATGAGGTTGTTCATGTGCGTAAGAAGAATTTCAGGATTTGCGTCGTATGTTATTTTAGCCGCGCCGAGAGCATTGCCAATATCGGTTATCAATCCGGTAGCTTCATTCAACGTATAAGCAGTGTCCTCTACATAAGGAGTAGTAGGCGTATCATCTAGTGTTGCTGGAGTGATAACAACATTTTGAACAGGAGCGTTTGCTAATGAATATGTAGAGCCGACTGTAAACGTGTGGTGTTCCGTTATAGAAGGCAAGAAGTCAAGCAGAGGAACGCCGACTATAGGAATGCCGAACGGTCGATGTCCCATTCCGCCCGCCACCGAATCGCCCAACGAAGTGGCTCTGGTGGAAAGTTTCTCGTAATAAATTTGCTCCAAATCAGGAGCCATATAGAAGCGCATGTCCTTTAATATTCGACGGTATTTGGTTGGCATCGCTCTAAACGTTTTACCAAGAACGCTAAGGCCGATGTTAGCTCCTTCTGCGTCAACAATATTTGCGCTATCGAGAAGCTTCAACCAACCATCGAACAACGCTAAATAACTGTCTTTGATGTATTGAGTAGCGCTTCCACCGGGAACTATATTCCCTTCAATCTCTGCCGGACCTAACGTGTTGCCGTTGATATACAACTCTTCGATGTCGTTAGCGGCTTGTCGGGCCATCATAGAGATTATGTGATTTTCGATGCTATCGCCCTCGATGTTTATCTCTCGGAACGTATCGCCAATCTCAAAAGGAACCATAATCTCTTTAGGGGTTAGCGTGATTTTGGAGGTCGTGACGCCCCTACGAATGCCAGGGTCTCTGGCTTCTGATTTCGGAACAGCGAGTCTTGCGCCAACGCCAATCTTATCGATATCTAGGGATTCATTTCTGAATCGGATAATCCTTGCGTTGTCTTTTAACGCCGTTTCGTCAATCACGTAATCGATGAAACGATTTGATTGCGCCGTATTCAATTTACCGCTGCTAGCTAAGGCGTCCGCCGTAATAACTGCTTTTTGTACTAATTCTTCGTTTGAAATATCAGGCATTTTTATCTCCTATCGGTTTCTATTGTTTAGTGTAAATTTATTTACTACAAACAATTAAATGACGCCCTTCCAAAAATTCTGATTCTTTTCCACTTTACTATCGGTTTCCCCGTCGCCTTCTACGCTTTTCGACGGAGCAGCCATCTTTTCAATTTTCTCCATCCTGCTGCCAAGGTTTTTGGTGGTTTCCACTATCTTTTCCATGCCTGCTGATAACTTTGTTACAAAGTCTTCCATGGATTTGGTAATCGAACTCGAACCAAACGTAGTACCAGACGGCGTGTTTGTAGACGGAGAAGAACCAACAGGTATTTCTTGCATACCAAGTTCCTTTGCCAACTTATTCAAAGTTTCTATGGCTGCCTTCAAAGCCGCTTCTCGTGTTGGCGTAAAACGTTTGGCTTTTGCTATCGCTTCGTACACAGCTTCTGATGCCGCTTCTTGTATAGAAACTTTTGGTTCTTCGATGTTCTTTTTGGTCTCCTCCCCTTCCTTCTCTTTCTTCTCTTCTTTCTTGACGTTCGTTTGTTTGTTGTCGCTTTCGCTTCCGTCTTTTTCGCCGGAATTATCAAAAGCCTTTGAGATGTTGTTAATCAAATCAGCAACTTGTTCCATTGCTTTTGCAACTGCTTCATCAGTAGCCTTATCGACCTCAACAGAAACCTTTTCGGGATTCTGTTGGGCGGTCTCGTCATTCTTCACAACATCCTGAGTGACTTCTTCGTTCTTCTCTCCGGGCATGTTTACCTCCTGTAAATCCTGTAAATTTTTAATAACAATGAAATGTTCTTCATTTGCCGGACTATCAACTATTGAAACCTCGTCTACGCTTAATTCTACGAATCTTCTCTTTGGAACATTAGCCATCTAGTCCCTCTTTTTCATTACTTATGCTCTTGGCTTTTGCCTTGCCGCCAATAGAAAATCCTTTAAGTTTTCCATCGTTTACCATTTTCCATATTTTATCTTTTCCAACGTATACAGTCATAAGCCAAGAACCTTCTTTGACCAAGGCGTCTTTAATCACAACATCTTGTGGAGCAATCCACGATTCATACAATTCGAATCCTGTGTCTCCAAAATATTTGTGCATCAACCCTAATTCAGTGGCCTTGTTGTATTTAGAAAGGAATCGATGGGCAGCTTTGCGTATTACGTCTTTATCCATAATATCGCCTTGTGCGTCCACTACTTCAGGTTGTAACACTATTCCGGTTATTGTTCTTTCTTGTTGATTAGATTTTATTATCGGGACAAATATGTTTTTATTAACACTTTCGTCAACTTCTTTTTTCTTTTTACGCTTTTTGTCTTCGTCTTCTTCTAAGGGTATTCCGCTATCCCCCACGGAAGCAGGATTTTTTTTGCCTGACGACGCCAAATCACTTTCGCCAATAATTTTGGCGGTCACAATTCTTTTATTTTTTTCTTCGGATGGAATTGCTATTCTTTTAATTGAGTTACTCAACATTCACCTCACGCGTATATAGATTAAAATGACTTATTGAAAATTAAAAAGAATGGCAAAAATTATTCATAATACTGACAATACAAATAAAAATAATTGTTATATAAGATAGCATATTTTACGTACCAAAATTATATACTACGTTATATTTTATGCTGCTTTAGAAGGAACGGGGAACGGAATAGGAGTTAAATCCTCGAATGATTCGACTTCACTTGATACGTCTATAGTACACCTACACCTAAAATGATACGGAGGTAAAGAAAGACCCATAGACGCTAAAGAATCGGAACTCTTGCCTATTACTTTAGAACTAGCTAACCACGGATGTATCTTTTTAATATCTTCCGGAGATGAAGATTTGAATTCTTTGGTTATTTGTTCTAAACCTTGTTTTATATCGAAAGTTGTTCCTTGGATGCTAGCACATACATCACACATCCTACTTCCGCCTGGATTAACAATTTCATATCTCGTTATTCCTATCTGTGAAAAAGAGCGCATTTGGCCATACACTCTTCCTACTGTCATAGCATTAGAAACCAATCCTTCAAAATATTGTTTTTCTGTTCCAACAAATCCGCCCGGAGTTATAAATTTGCTTAAAATCTCCTTGATACGTTCTCCCATCAATTGGCCTGCTAATGAAGTTGATTCGCCAGCTTCTACCATAACGGATTTGGCTGTATCCTTTACCGAATCGGATATATTTTTATCGTAATGTTCCCCGACCCAAAATATATTTCTGTTTTCTAAAGCTTCCATTGTATTTTCATCTACCAAATCAAAATCAACAGAAATGTTTGAGTCTGCTTTTTTAACAGGAGTTGTTTTAGGGACATTGAATTGTAATGATGCGGATGTTTTGCCCGAGGCTTTTTTATGACCGGCTATTCTAGCCAATTTGTATACTTCTCGCATTTCAGAATTATAAACAGGAAGAACATCTCTTGGCCATTTATTCATTATCCTGTTTATGCTTGACGAAATTGTTTTATAGGATTTCCTATTTTTAGCCAAACTAATTGCCGATTCAATAGCTTCGCTTCTTCTAACATTCCACTTCCCCTCTAAATACTTCCGAAGCCTCATTTCAGCTTTGGCTATTCTAGATATTTCTTTTAACCCTAAAGCTTTTTCCACCCATAAATCTGCGTACAACAAATCCAAGTATGATTTGTCTATAAGCGAATAGGGCGCTTCCTCGCAGGTATTACACACGATTAGCCTCCCTATACATCCATATCAGTTTCGGTCAATTCTATTGGTGTTCTTTCACTCTCTATGGCTTTCTCGAATTCGCTTTCTAAATAAGTTCTCCAACTTGCAACATTCTTAATAACATCGGCAATTTGTTCAGCAGATTTATATTCCATCTTCAACGCCGTAACTTGTTGCCCCGGTTCGGACGCATCTGCTTGATTCTTTACCGCTTCTGCCATAGTAAGGCTAAACGGTATATCCGCTGGAAAATCTTTCGGGAAGGGCGGGAGTTCTTTACTTAATATGTCCTCCAATATCTCTCTTGCTATAATTGGAGTCATTCCTCCGGTCTTCTCGCTACCAGAAAGTATCTTTACTAATTGTTGATTATCCGTTGTATTAGGACTATTACTACAATATTTGTGATAAATTATTCCCATTTCAGGGAAAATAACTCTATTCATAAATTCGTCGAATGAATTACGTTCCGGAGCAAATATCTGTTCGTCCGCTAAAACTCTTGAAGATTCTGCCGTAGTTCTTGTATATTCGTCGGTCCTTCCTACGAATATAGGCGGCAATCTCCAGACTCTTCTTACTCTGTCTTGATTCCCTTTGCTATAATTTTGGAATAACGCATCTTTATGTTGTTGTTCGGTAAGCGGCTTAATTTCAACTTTAATGTGGCTTCCTGATTCTTCCCCTTCCATAACGCCTTCTGCTTCCAACAACAAGAATTTACTATAATTATCACTTCCTTGTATTTGGCTTTCTACGAAATCTTGTATTCTATCTATCGAACCTTCTGTCAATTGTCCGTTGCTTACTAATATCGCCATAGAAGGGATGTTGTTATTTTTAAATGTAGTGTAATTTATTTCTTCTGCCGCTCTATCTCCGAATATGGAAAGTAAGCTTCCTATATATCTAGGAAGACCGTAAGGCGTTCTCGGAGAATATATTTTAAAGTGCACTACTTCATTGGCTAATTTATCTTTCGGATAATCATCTTCTACAACTTCGCCCGTCTCTACGCTATAATTTCTTGGATCGCCATATTGTTTAAACCAACTTGTTTTGTAGCCGCCTATCGTGGAAAGATTACGTCTATGTGTTATTTTACTTTGTACGTATTTCCGAAAACGACGAAACACTTTCATAGTGTCTACTTCGACGCTTCCATCTTCTTGTAATTTTAAGATTTTCTTTTCTACCAATTGGTGTTTATCGTCTAATCTTCCGATTCTCATTTGATAACTAGGAAGGTGAACAAACGATTGTATTTCTCCGGAAAAATTCCTTATTACTTCGAAATAAGAATTTCCGGTTGTTTCCAAATCCACTCTAAGTTTTCTTCTAAAATCAACGAAACTTTCTTCAGTACAATATTGAAAAAAGTTCACCAATTTCACTTTCTCTTTATTTACCGATTTTTTTAATTCTTCAGGTATCTCTTCTCCATCAACTCCTTTTTTGACTCTAGAAACAAACCTATGATTAAAACCATCTATATTTACTGCTAAAGCATCCAAACATTGTACCATTTCTCCGCAATGTTCTGGCAACATAGATAATGTAAGTAAATCAAAAGGCGGTTCTATTACGTCCCCTGTGGCCGCTAATGTGTGAAACGGATCTTGAGGAACGCTTTGTGACTTACCAGGTTTTTCAGATTGTTTTTCAACATAAAATGTTTTCGCGTTAATCTTTCTAAGAATTTTTTGATTAGCTTTTGAACTAACTTCGTTTTGTACGTTTCCTATTTTTATCGCTTCGCTATTATCTATAGACATAATTTTTTTTCCTTTAAAATAATCCAGGTTCGTTTTTCCTAGAATTTCTTTTCTTTATCTTACTGGCCCTTACTGCTAAATCCAACGCATCAAATAAATCTTTATATTTGTGATTAGGAAATAACACCAATTGTTCTATCATAAGATGCATATTTCCTTCTTTTTTGAAAAACATTCTTTTATCTTCGAAAATAGGTTCTAATTTCCACGCTCTTGTTATTTTATCTTTAATCTGCGTTACAGGCCTTATTCTTATGTCTATATCGTATTCATCTTTTAAATGTTGATATTGTGCCTGTTGATAAGCGTTAATTTCTATACACCCTCTTACGGGTTTCCACTTCTCGTAATACTTGATTATTGCTCTTGTTTGTTCGCCAAATCTGAGATGTTCGTCTAAAAAATCTAATACGTATCTATTTCCGCTTTTATCCATTCCGATTATACAAATGGCGAATTTATCGCCGCTTTCTTTTTCTGTAATAGCCAAATCTATTCCCATGTATATCCTTAATTTATTGGGAATACTATCCGGTTCTATTAATTGACACCAATCATATTGGAATATTTCTCCCTTCATAGCTTCGGTATCGCATTGGTATTGTGCGTTAAAAATTATTATTCCGGATTGTTTCTTTTTCTTTAAGAACCAAGACGAAGGGAATTTTTTTGGCCAAGGACTTCTACCTTTGTCGTCCAATGCCGGTATCGTATTGTGATCGTTTTTTAATTCATTTTTTATCAAGTGTCCATACAAATCTTCGTAATGATATCTCGTTCCCAATCTATGATGTTCGCCTCTGTGCTCTACCTTATCCTCTGGAGGCTCTAGCGTAGGATCCAACGTTTGGTAATACCATGTTTTCACCTTCTCTCTTTGGTGTTCCGTGCGAGAATTATCTTCATCGACTATATCGTCGCTAAGTATAATGTCGTAATGCTTTCCAACAACCTGCGAACCCACCCCTAGTGTTGTTATACTAGACTCTTTCGCTTTAAGGGTTCTCGGCGCGACTTCTATTTCCCCGTTATCCCATTTTCTCGACATGCGCGGATTATAATACGCGCCAAATATTTCGGCCAACAACTCATTATCTTCGAAATGAACCTTTATTTCTTTCAATATAGATTCAGCATGTCCGGACGTTCGAGAAACAATTAACAACCGTAGGTTAGGATTTTTAACCAAATAGTGTATTGCTTTAGATATCGTGCAGACGGTAGTTTTTCCTGCTCCTCGGAAAGCTAATTGCAAACTATCCCTATGTAAGAATTGATATTTCATCATATCTAAATGGAATGGTTGCACTTGATATCCAAGAACTTCGGTAGCCAATATATCAATTCTGTTGTTTTTTATTACTTGTCTTCTAATCCATTCATTCTGTATGTCGCGATAACGACTCAATCCGCTTATTAATTCGCTTCTTTCGGCATTTTCAATATCTCTTAACGAAATAGACATTACAATACGCTTCCCCAACTAATATTTTTCGATGTTGCTTCCTCTATATTGGATTTATAGCCGTGTTTATTCAACCAACGTCTAGCTTGTTCTGCCGACCAATATCTAATATTAAATCGCAACGATTGTATTTTACTTTTACCGTTAGGAAGCCATCCTATTATTGCCGACACGCCTTTGGGGAAATTCCTTGAAGAACGAGCGAAACGTCTAAATTGTTTAGGGTCTAATTGTCTAGCAGCGTGTTCATTTGGATAAGGCAAACCAACCTCCTGTTAGGATAGTTGAATTGACTCGAATCCCGATACTAATATATCAACGCTGCCTTCAGCAAGTGTAGCTACTTGTACAAAGAAAATACGTCCCATAGGTTCTATCGAAAACTCATAGGGCGTATTTGCCCCTACTCCAGTTTTAGCAATTGGCGTTTGCTCCTGGATAAACCTATCGGCTTGATCGCTCCACCACCAAACTGCAACATTTGGATTCGCATCATCAGAAGGAATAATTTGTATATGCGCATACTTATACATACTCGCATTACAACCGTGTTTTTTTGTGAATACAGTAACATCGGCGTCTGCCGCCACTACGCCTTCTCTGTATAAAGCGTATGATGGCGCTGTATTCGGAGATGATTTTATCGACATAGGGTTACCCCGCTTTTATTCGTAAGCTTCCCAATGAACAGTTTCAGTTGCAACGTTAACATCGCCGTCCGCGCCCAACGTAAAACCATTGGACAAGGGCGTTATTCCGCCTGAAGATAAATAGGTTGGGGTGCCTGCGTCAAATTGAACTCCCGTAGCATCAGGCATCGCTTCATTCCATTCTAGAATCGCAATATCGGAGACATTATAACATTTAACTCTTCGCGGTTTGAAACCTACCGTTGTGATATCCATCGCCGAACCTGTTGCGGTAACCGTACCGCATTTCATTCTCGTTCCGCCACTTGCCATTTTATCCTCCATACTTAAATGTTAACAACTATTAACATCCGTTATTAATGTGGATGCTAAACCGTAACCGTATTTAAGGATAATAGCAATCTGTATTTTCGGCTAATTTTTATCAATCATTTTGTTTTGCAACAAAACATAGGAAGGGAATTTAAAAGAATTATGAATTGATTATCTCGTTCTTCTCAGCATCATATCCACCAACATAGGTAAAACATCCCTCGAAGTGTGTATGTGACAAAATCGACATCCGGGCAAGGCTTTATTTTTACATCTTCCTGAATTGAATCCCCCTATTAATACGCTTGGATGAACAGATACGTATTCGATGTGTTCACATCTTCCTTCTTCGCCCTTGTCAGGTCCTATTTCGTATTCATACACTTCATCGTCTTTATATTTTATCATCATCTGTTAGCCCACAGTCTTCCATTATTTTTTTCCAATATTTCCCTGTTTCGGTTATCATACAAGTTTCATCTTTTGTGCATTTGAAAGTACCACAAAATCGACACCAATAAGCCGAGTCTAAAAACTCCGGCTTAAGAACGTTTAGGCGAATCATCTTATTTTTACATGCTGGACATATTATAGATGGCTTCATTCACACCACCTTTACATATTTAATGGCAACACGTAATAAATTATCGTAATCCCCTTTAGTGGATTCATTGTAATATTCGTCCAACACTTCTGCCGGCGCTCCCGCTTTTTGTAAAGCCCTTCTAACTCTTCCCATTATTGAATAAGCGTTGCCATCCTTACCTGTTAATTCAACTAATGGTTTCGGTATTTCTGTACCTGGAATATATTCTTTCATCATCACTCCTTGCTTGTGATATCTATCGGATCTCTAAATCCTAACCATATCGGTATTCTTGGGAGTTTTTTAACCCCGTGCGGTTGATACTTATATTTAAATATCTTACCGAGATATTCGGGTTGATTATTCCAAATTTCTTCTCTCAATTTAAGAGTAAGACCCTTTCCCGTACCGCACTTAAATTCCAATCCGTTATGTATATCTTTGGCTAGGAATTTACCCAATCTCCCAGTAGGAACCTTACCAGATTTTTTACCAGAACGTTTGGCCATTCCTAACTCATTCTTCTCGAGCTTGTTTTGGTTGCTAAGTTGTTCTTGAAAGCCAAGAATAATAGCTTCGGAATCAACAAATCTTTTCCACTTGACCATCCATTGCTCTTTCCAAGTGGAATAACCGCATTTGTAAGGTCCTTGTGGATCTCTTACAACAACCCCTTCGTAACCTTGTGCCAACACGCCTTTTTCGTAATCCCTTAATTCATCAACACAACTTATAAATTTGAAAGGCAAAGCTTTGATATACTTACATATATATTTGTTTCCTTTCATGTAAAACCATTCCAACATATTCGATAATCTTGTCGAATATGGCATATTCAATTCGCCTGATTTTACATAATCAAACATCCAAAATATAAAATCCGGTTTACCATCTTTTGACATAACATCCGATGAAACGCGATTAAATTTGGAAGACGTAATTATCTCTCCATCTGCGCCTGCTGGGAGATATTTCTCCAAGACGTTGCGTATGTGATCATTAGGTATTGGTTTAAATGAAGCCGCCAATACTCTATTATCCGGCTTTAAACAACGTATTCCATCTACTTTGGGCGTTGCTATAACCGGAAACCTTAATTCTTCGAAGTTTTTTAATTCCGTTGCTTTCATCGGCCTGTTAAACATTTCATCTTCCTTATGTATTTTGAATATTACGTTGTTTATGTATTCTTCTTTTACGATTTGCCGCAATCCGTTCTTCGTGCATACTCGAATATACTTGAGTCGCTTTTTCATACGAATCTTTCAATTTTTTATCAACGCGATTTTTATCGCATTTTCGACTTATCGGTATTCCTACCGAAACAAGCGCTTCAATTTTTTGAAGTCTGGAGTACCCTTCCGGATTGTTTGCCATATCGCCTAGAATATCGCACCTCTTCTTCGAATCCCTTATTCTCCTTCTGTGTATAAACGACATCTTCGTTCTCCTTTTTATTTTGCCTATTTATTATTTTTGTTATTATAAGCCTCAACAAGAGAACTTATAATGTGATCAATTTCAAATGGTTTGTAAATCACTTTAACGTCGGTACGTTTATTAGCGATATTTCCAGTCATTATAACAACCGGAATATTTACGCTATCCATTACTTTGATTGCTCCGTCGTGTTCCGGACATTCCCAATCCGTTAATATTATGTCAAATTCGCCTTTTTGCGCTTCATGTATTCCTGTAGTGGAAGATTCTACAACTTTTACAGATTTAAAATGATTTTTTAACAACCTTTTCAACATTCTTCTTATTGATAAATCGTCATCAATAACTAACAGATTGAGATCTTTGCTTTCCAATTTATTTGCCCTTCGTTTTTTCTAGCTTTTCGCCGTAAATCTTTATACTTGGATTAAAGGTATCTCGTGAGAATTCGCCCGGGACTTCCGTGATATCGAAAGTTCCGGTTATTTGTCCCAATAATTGTTTTAAATACGCCGATTGTCGTCCATCGGCTATAAACATATTTCGACCGAATTCAAAAATAGTTTTCACTTTTCCGTTATCGTTATAGATGATAACTTGGATGTTAGTGTTGCGTATCGATTTATACCAACTTTTGATAACTTTATTTAATTGCCTTTTTGTCACTTCGTTCTCCTTTTCTTTTATAAACTCTTTAATTTTTGTTCGAGAATACCAATCTCATCTTCGATTCTGAGAATTTTTTCGGCAACAAAAGTGGAATGGTTGTACCACGATATTTTCAAGTCCTTATTAGACTTAGACGGCATGCATTTACCATCTGAGTATTTTAAATATAGATCGTATAACCGTTCCAAGGCCTCTTCTCGTTTTTTTTGTTTGGTTTTCATTTTATTCCTCCTTTCTACTGCTGATAATACTCATGGGTTATCGGCATCAAATTCTCTACGAAATTAAATTGGCCGCACGCAACGAATACTCGCTTGCGCCCGTAGGCGAGTATTTCGAGGATTGGATACGATTGTGCGCCGCAGCATACTCGGCTTCAGGGTGCCATTGTCCAACCAAACCGAGCTTTCGTTGTTCACGTAACGTTAACTTTCTATATCCACTCCCTCGTGCGATGCGATAAAGTAGTCTTGAGGCTAATCGGTTGGCCTCAGCTAAAGTCATGGATGAAGACTCAACAATATCGCGGAATTCGACTTCTGTTGCCCTTACATCACTCTCTGATAACATCCGATAATAACGCGAATAATGCCACCTTATGATTTTTTCTAAATTTGATGACGAGTCCAAATCAGTTCTATATCGACCGAACGTATACGTGTCATCACCAATATGAATAACTGCATGAGCACCTAATAATTCAAACCAAACAGCAACACATGGTAACCCATATGTCTGATGCAACGGTACATTTCGTACGGTAATACGATTTCTGTTGCCACCATATTTACCGGTTTTCACTCCGATGTCCAGAACACGTACCATTCCATCTTGTTCTGGAACAATTAAGATGTCTAAATCGGAAGACGGAACGCCTTTAATCGTATATACAACGCCTCGTTGTGTACGGGAAATCCAGTTGGAGTTCTCTGTTTCCTCTAGTCCCGACACGTCAAGATTAACACACCGATACGTTGCAATTTTTTCTATTGGTTTCTTCATTTTCGTTCTCCTTTGTTTTGGTTAATCGGCCGTTATTCTCCCTACTTGTCGTATGCGTCAAGATAGATAAGTCCTGGATCCTCTGACGCTATTTCCTCTGCATATTCAACGCAGATATCGCCTAAATGTCCTTCGGTGTCATCTGCATATTTACAGAGCTTAACGTCGGGATTTGTTCTTTTGTACTCGATTGCTTCGTATGCAGTTAAACGCGTCATTTTCGTTCTCCTTTGTTTTTCGGGATTTGTTATCCCGTAACCTATATATAGAGCATAAGAAGTTGTATAATGAAAGTAAAGTAAAAATACAATAACTACAATTTTTTTTGTAACTCATGTTAATTTTATAATAAATTAACATTTATTTGTTCGCTCCAACAAAAAGTCCTCTTGGTAATACAGGATTAAAAATCCTGATCTCGCCAATTCCATCGCACACATAGCAAACGGCGTGAAACAACTTATCGCCCATAACAGGTACCCAAACCTGTCCACTCCCTCCGCACTTTTTACATGGAATGCCAAATTTCATCGTCCCTGGAATATATTTATTAGCGCTATAAGGCCCTCTTAACCACCACGGTCTTTTATTCTCGGGATAAAACCTACCGCTACCTCCGCACAAATTACATTCCCCTATAATTTTGCCATTCCTTGAATACTTTCCGCTACCATCACACTTTTTACATGGGTAACTGAAAAGGCCAATTCCGTTACAATCATCACAAGTTTGATATTTCTTATCACATTCTTTCCTGAAACTTGTGTATCCTTTACCGTTACAAACTTCACAAGTTTTAGCACTTTCGGTAATAGGATACCCCTTCCCGAGATCAACCAGTTTACGCCCTTCGACTGTTTTATCTTCAACAACCGTACCGTCCGGTCTCTTTCCGAAATTAATACACTGATTAGAAAGAATATTGAAAAAAGACATCGCTCTTTCAAATTCTTCTCTAATACCACCAACATCAGGATGAATTTTAAACGCAACTTGTCTGAATGCGACTTTCAATTCCTGAATGGAATAGTCTCTCTTGAGACCGAAAAAATTCAACTCTTTTTCAAAACTCATTTCGCCCCTCTTTAATACTCTTCTTTAAAATTCTCCTTGCAATACTCGTGCGCAAGGTCTCGCTCCCTCTTTTTCCAGATTCTCCTGGAACTCTTCTTGGCGGAAGAGCTCTGGTAACGTCTTCCGCCTGTCGAAGTTTTCAACCCGTACAACTTGATATCAGCAACATCGGGATTTTCGACATCGTCGTGCCTTGGAAGACCATATCCTCTCATTTTCGTTCTCCTTTGTTTTTCGGGATTTGTTATCCCGTAACCTATATATAGAGTATAAGAAGTTGTATAATGAAAGTAAAGTAAAAAATACAATAACTACAATTTTTTTTGTAAATATCTTAAAATATTAAGATTATAGGTGTGTATCCCAAATATAAGTAGGTCGGCCGTCTATTCCGTATTCCGTTTGACAAACATCCATACCGCTGACGAGAATGATTTCTCCCTGGCGTTTGTGGCGTTCTTGTATATCCGATACAGGATTGAGATAGCTAAGCTTCTGAAAGCCTAGTTGAGAGCACTTTTTACAACGTAATGCAACGCCTTCTTGATTGGTACGGCGATGATAAACTCGACATACTTCCGTCCAATCGTGATAACAATCTAATTTTCTTGCTAGTGCGTTCATTTTATTCCTTCTTTCTTACGACACGCCGATTCAAACGCGCCTTATCCCTCCTTTTAGTGTTCTTTTTAGAACTCTTTTTAATACTTCTAACCACTATTCCGTCATCTTTATTTTCTTCTTCTGTTTTCAAAACCGCCTCGGGCAATTCTTTTCCTGAACGAATAGTTCCAGGACTAACATCTATTATATCCTTATCGCCGTATTTTTTTAACAAAAGATTCAACGAATCCAAGGAAGTGGTGATTTCTTTTTTTAACTGGGTGTTAGATAATTCGGCAATTAACACGCCCGCAACAACTTCGCTACGGTTTGCCACTTTCTTTATTATCCCAAATTCTTGGCCGCGAGCTATAATTTTATCCAATATTTCACTTTTAGCTCGGATTGCTCCAACTACGCTTTGCGAACTTCTACTTTTATTGTCATTATTTGATATTATGAATTCATCCAATCTGTTTAAATTGGCAGTTTGATCTATTATATATTGTATATAGGTATATTCTATTGGTTTGGTTTTGAACTCCTGAGTCTTAGACTCAAACATTTTTTCTTTCATATTTTCATATTGTTCGGCGCTAATACCCATTTCATCCAATACGTCTGCTTCATCATCTCCGGAACAAAACATGCCGTATATTCTCATCACGGCTTCTTTCATTTGTTCTTTAGTAAGCTTCATCGCTTTCAACCTTTCTTAACACCTTCCCTAATCCTAATTGTTGCACGTTTATCCATCTTCTAAGGGGGATATTTTTGCTTTCATCCGAAACAAAGCTACCGAATTGTTCATCAGAACCACCACAAGACATTATTAAATAATTTCCTGAATCTCTTTCTAATGTATACGGATTAACTATTGCTCCGCCTAGCGGAATTTTAGGACGTTCTCTCATAACTCAACAAATTATCTATATTTACAGGACTTATCACTATATCCGATTCGTCAAACAATAATTTGGCTTCCATGTTGTGATAATCGTCCAAATAAAATACGTGTATTACTCCGCCTAATTGTATCATTCTTTTAGCGCACATTTTACACGGATATACAGTTGTAAATATTATTTTTGGAACGTATGGCGGTTCGCTACAAGATATTATAGCGTTTTCCTCCGCGTGTAAACAACCGCATTCTCCCGATTTATTTGGCTCATCGCACCCATTAGGAAGCCCGCTAGCATTTCCGTTGTAACCAACAGAAAATACCCTTTTATAATCGTGGGATGTTATTACACATCCTACCTTCCTTCTGGAACAGGTAGAACGTAGTGATAAAATTTTGGCTAAACTCATATAAACGTGTTCGAATGTAGGTCTATTCGTATTAAATAATTTGATACGCGGATTATCGGTGGTATTGCTAGTGTTTGCTTTCTCTCCGCATTTTGGACAACATAATAACCCTGTGCGATCACTTATATATCCGCAATTTCCGCACATCCCCGTAACGCTATTAAATTTATTTTCCATTTATATCAACCTTCTAATGAAAGGATAATTATAAAAACGATTATTCCGAATAGGCATAACAAAACCAAACTTTACGATACATCTTTGACTGTTTTTTACTCGTTTTTTTAATACGTTCGTATCCCCATTGATACTAACGTTGATCGGAATAATCGTTCCCATCGCCTATTACCGGCGATAAACATTATAACCACCTCCTTTCACGACATTAAAGTCGTTATACCTAGGGGTCTATTATTTTTTATACTTTCGCTTTTCTGCTAATGAATATAACCTGGAACGTAAAAGATTCTTGGCTTATTACACATAATATTCCGTATTCAAATAAAAATTCAGATATACGCCGTATATATGGCAAAATATAACAAAAGAATATGCCAATAAACACACAATAATACCGATTTTAGCAGATTTAACCTTATCGTAATACACCCCTATAAACATTATTAACATATTAATGATTATCACTTTATATGATAAAAATAAATACGGATTTACGCTATATAGCTCACGCATAAATACATTTGCTTCGCCTGCCATACCATTTTCTAACCAATACCAACTGAATATCGAATCTACCGTGTTTAGTACGCAAACAAATAGCGTTAACAAAACTATTCTAACCCTTAGCATATTTTTCACACATTTCCGCTGCTAATTCTAATATTTCTTTTTGGTGCGATTTAACGAATTTCGTTTCTGCTTTCTTAATCCATATTTCAATCCTTTTACATCTCACATCAATTCCTTCGAATAACATCCAAGTATTACGGTAATACAATCTATCATCGCTATACCATTTCGCATCCTTAATGATTTCAAGGTCTTGTAACGCTATTTGTTTTGATTCTTCGTATTTTTCTTTCAACGTGTTGTCGTAATACGATGATTCCAATCTTGTCAAATTGTTTTTCTTTTCTTCAAGCAATTTTTTATGTAAATATTCTTGATAAGAATTATTACGTATTTTTGACGCCCTAATTGCGTAAATTAAAGAAAAAATTATTGCCACAGCAAAACAAATTATGAAACCATACGTAATTATATTATACAACATTTTATTCACTCCGAAAAATAGTTATCTGGTTCGATTACCGTGTTTCTTTATAGTTGTTGTCGATACCAAAGGACAACCAAAAATAAAAGATAAATTATCGCAATACCAACAATTATATCATACGCCATCTTATTTACTCTGGCTTTTGCTACAACTTCTACTCCAACACACGCTACCACTCCAACTTCTTCTCCAACCTGTATTTTCATTTTTAAAAATCATTTTAGCGTTC